ATATTATTTAGTTTTTTTCTTAAAACTTACTTTTATAAAATACTTTAAAGCATTCCAAAAAGAAGTAGCAATATAAATATCATATAAGTAAATAGTTCTAGGAGCTACAATAAATCCTTTGTTTAGTTTTTGTCTTTCTAAAAACCAATTATCATCTTTATAAATCCAACACAACCAATAATTTTTACTTTTTAATATTACTTTACCCTCTATAGGATATTTTTGAGCATCTGCTGGTGGCAAACCTCTATAGTCATAAAATCTTCTCATAATTATTTGATTTTGTAAAACCTACCTAATATGTTTCCATTTAGGAATTCTTCTTTTTCAAGTACTTCATGAACAAACTGATGTTTGGTCTCCTGATATGTGAGCTCCATACCTGAGAAACATATTAATAAGATTTCTCTTTTAATAGTAACTCCTGCTTTGTGAGCATCTTTAAGAATTTTATTACTACTGTAGTAATTCTTAAAATCAGGTTTTATTTCTCTCTTGTACTTTTTTAACCTTTTATCAGTAGTTAAAGCCAGTGCTTTCTTACCAAGAGGTCTCTTGATATTAGCATAGAAATTTTTCTTTCCTATATAAGCAACTGACTTACCATCTATGATAGCAGTCATAATGTAGATAAAACCTACAGCTCCTTGAGGAATGTCTCCATCCTCAAAATCTTTACCTTTATAGATCCAACTCATAATACTTGTTTTATTAATGGAAACAATTTATCTCTCACAGCTTCAACACCATGATCTCTAACTGAATCTGACAAATCTTTAGACATATCTAAATTTACATACTCAAAACCATATTTGCTTTTATATTTTTGAGCAGACTTTAGTCCTGGCTCATCATTATCAAACAATACAATGATCTTTTGATACTTATCTAGGAGAGGTCTCATAAAATTTTCTGGTATTACACTATTTTCACTGTCTGGAGCAATAGCCTCAATACCATTTATTCCTAGTCTCTTAAAACACATCAAGTCTTTTAAAGAAGATGTAATTATAAGATACTTAGATTTAAACTCAAGTTGATCACTACCCTGTATGTAATCCTTTACTTTAATGAACTTGTTATCCTTGTTCTTTGGAGTATAGATTTTATACAGTGTACCATCTTCACGGAAAAAACCATAGATAAAATTAGCTTTTATACTAATTGAATCTAGTATGTGTCCATCATCCTTTTTAATCATTGAATAAAAAGCCAGAGGAAACACATTGTGTTTTTCTAAAATACTAGAAGATAACTTGAAGTTTTTCCAATATGCTTGGTCTAATGTATTCCAGTGTCTCATTTCATAATCTGAAACAACATATTTACTATGTGGTTTATATGCAATAGGAACATATGTATTGTTAGAAATGTAGATGTTATAATCGTCCATTATCTTGAAAGAAGCTTTACCTCTACCATCTAAATTATACAAATGCATTACAAGATTTAATCCATCACCACCATAACCGGAGGAGAAATCTTTAAACTTATAGTGACCTCTACTGTCTGTATATATACACATAGAAGGAACTTTGTCACTTGTGTTAAATGCAGATTTGATTTTGAGACTTTGACCAGATAGTCTTTCTGTGAGTTTTAGGTAATGTTCAAATACCCATTCTCTAGGAATATCATTTAAATCAGAAATTATTGTTGTAGTGGAAATCATACTCTAAAATTTAAAAATTAGGGGGAACCCCTATTGACTCCCCCCTAACTATTTTTTAGTCTAGAGAGAAATCTGTAGAGGGTTTATTTGATGAGAAATCATCGGCATCATCTCCAAAGTTAGAAACTTCTTTAGTCTCTAGCTTTTTCAAATGCTTAGATTCATCATATCTAATTACCTTACCTTGTTCTACTTCACCATAAGCATACTTACCATTTTCTGCTTTTGGCAACCACATATCATAATTAGTATATCCTGTTTTACCTACATACTCTTTACCTGCAATACAAAACTCAAGGAACTTATCTTTGATTGGTGCAGTTCTATTGAAAGCTTCAACAAAGTCTTCAATAGTTTCATGCTTGTTATGCTGAGATTGCATCCATTCATTGATACCTAAAGTTTTACAAAGATTTTGTAAGAAAATTAAGATTGAACGATCTCTTTGGATCTTGATTCCAGATTTAGTCTCACCATCTGCAAATGCATATTGAGAAGCTTTAATTCTACCAATTTGACCTGCAAAGTGTCCTTTCTCAGGATTGTCTTTATCAAGCATAAAACCTTCAAAACCTGCAATTGGTTCAGTCTCAACATGCAAAATCAAATGAAATGCACCAGTGATAAATTTAAACTCTTCCAGTTCTACATTGTTAATCTTCAACACTTTGTTACCTGGACTAATTGTTTTTGGTAAACCGGTTCCACCGGTGCCCAGATCTTCTGTACTTAAACCCATTTTACTTTTTTTTAAATTATTAAACAAAAACTTTTTCCCATGATGTCGTTAAGACACCATCAATCATCTCAGAAATTACTATTTCTTCATTACGTAGATGCTCAGGTCTTGCACCACAAGTAACCTCTTCATTTGTCTTGAAAGACAAAATAGTTTTGTTACCTTTTCTGTACATGTATCCAATAGCATCTGCATTTGCACAAATTAAAGATTTTATCTTACCCGTTAGGTCAATGTTTGCAGACATGACCATTTCCCCTTTATCATCAACTACCTTGTCTTTGATGTGACCAGATAAAATGATAGTGGGTGCTAAGGTATCAATAAAATCTAAAACTTGAAAAAATGCTTGTCTTATATACAAATAACCTGCACCATTAGGAAGAGTGACTACTGTATCTCCATCAAAGTTCTTACCCATAGCTGTTGCTCTGTAAAGTTTGATAGCCAGTGGCATGATCATATCTTCTAAAGCAGTAACAGTATCTACAGTAATAAACTTGTATGGATTACCTGCAGCTTTGATTGCTTTACCAGTATCTAATAGTTCTTGTAAATTACTAATCTTTACCTTTAATGCTTCTACATACTCACATCCGTGCTCCAAATCAAGAATCAGGTTATTATCAAGACCTGCATATGCAGTTGTCTTACCAGTCTTTGGCTTAGAATAAATCACAATTCTTTTGGGATTTTTTCTTTCTGCCGCAACTTTTTTAGTTGGTAATACTATTGTACTCATTTTATTTTATGTATTGTAGTTTCTAAAATACTACTTAAGTTAGATATTTCATGACTCAACTTTAGTAGTATACTTTTTAAATCAGATGTATCTTCAGATTCTTTTTTAGGTGCAAATTCTTCCTCAAAATCTGGAAATATACTTAATGACTTTTGTAACTGTGGTACATCAAGTTTAGCATCCTCTTTTCTTTTTTCATAAAGGGCATGACTAATTTCTTGTCCACTAGGTATTACAACAACCATTTCACTTACAGGAACAAGATATTTTCTATCTACTTTTCCATCAGCATCTACAGTTTCTGTTACATCGTACTCCTCATGATAAAAAGGATTGTACTTGAGCTTGAATAAAGGTCTATCTTCTGTAGCAGGAATAATATTTGTATTCTTTCCAGCACCATCATAGACATTTTCATAAAACTCAATGTAAATATCTTCTCCCTTTTTCAATTCCCATTCAAAAAACTGAGATTGTTTACCAAACTTACCTTTCTTAAAGAAGGCAGTTTTAATTGTAAAAAATGGATCTGCTAATCCAATTGATTTGAAAGCATCCATATGCTGCATATAGAACTCTCTTTCTTTTTCTTTTCTTAAATTGTTGTTATTCATATTTGTTAATTTACTTGGATTTTTTGTGTAGTCTCCCTGGCAGGAGTTGGTATCTCTACTATTCTCATAGTAGTTCTATCTAACTTAAAGAAACTTATTCGGGTCATACCATTTCTAGATTTTAAGAAGTGGAACACAAGTGTATCCGGATCTTCAATCAAGAACTTTTCAGGACCGTATTTCTTAATTCTTCTTATAGAAGGTTTATTAATACCAATAACTACATCTGCATGTTGTAATAAAGCATCAGAACCATAAATATCAGAATCTAATACATAATTACCATAGTTGGCTTCTACTTGTCTTTTAATATCATCTATGTTTCTATTCAACTGACTTAGGACAACAAATGCTACAGGATAATTTTTCTTCATATAGGTCAAGGCTTCACCTAATGCACCTAGCATATCAAACTTGTCTTTCTGTCCAAAATCATTTTTGAATAGAGCAGAGTGATCTATTGTAACAAGAATGTTTGGAAATGTACCATCAGGTCTTTTGTGTCTTTCTAACTCATAATGAATTGTAGCACACATTTCATTGACAGTACATGTATCATAGACAACATTGATTATATCTGTAGTGGAGGTCTCTTTGTAGTACTCTACACACTTTTCAAATAATCTTTTGTCTACTAACTTGCCATTCTTACTCATTAATGTATTGTAATCAGCACCCGTAATCAGACCAAACTTTCTAATTGCACTGGTCTCATCGACCATCTCCATCTGGAATTTAAGAACCCTGAACTCTTGATCTGGATTCTGAGCAATAATGTCAGAAACCAGCTGTTCCATAAAAAGGGTCTTACCTGTTCCAGGTCTTGCACCAACAACTGTTATAGTTCTCCACTCAAGTCCATCACAAAAAGCATCATTAAATTTAGGCCAAGCACTTACTAGAGCAGGTATTCTACCCTCTCTCTTTGCTTTCATTTTAACAAGACCTTTTTCCAAACTGTCTCTTTCACTAACTGGTAACAGATGCCTAGCACCATTAAATAACTTTCCCATAGACTTTCAAATTTAAATTATACAATTAACTCACTAAATACATCTTTGTCTTCGTCTGGATTATCTTTTAAGAATTCACAATAAGTTGCTAAATCAGAATCCCAACTCTTATCTATATTTTGCTTTCTCAAAAAATATTGAGCAGTTCTCATATAGTCATAGTTATTGGACTCGTATTCTAAAACATATTTTTGTGTTGCTAAGAAGATAGTTTCCCAGTCATAATTGTAGGTATCAAAAAACCATCTGAATGCACTTTCTAGATTTTTGGCAGGTACTCTTGCATATTTTCCAGAGGACAGTTTCCTATTAGGAAATATATTTACATATGCCTCTATGTTTTGCATAAAATTATGCCCCATCAAATCTTTAGAAGTCTTCTTTTTAGATTTCTTAAAATATCCATCAATCTCCGTAGTAAAGATAATACTTTTATCAGTTAATTCCAAAGATTCTGTCAGCCAATGATCCTTTTGCAGTCTTCTGCACTCAAGTTCTTTATTGACAAAATTATGGGGTACAATTTTCTCTTTGATACAGTGTAAAACATAGAATGAATTGGGTGTCAATCCATGTTGTATTAGTTTAATAAATATCTCAGTCATCTTACCATTGTATTGATTCACCACTATTTTTCTTTACCACTTCAGATACTTTAGTAAAAATATCGTTGCTATCCCATTTAGACCCATTATAAGCAGCAGAAGCAGGATGTTTAACAGTAAACTTATAGTTATTATCATTAGTAAGTTGAGACCATTCTTCAGCTTTTTTCCCCATGTAGACATATACTAATCCCGTATTATAATTATTTAACCAATCTAATAAATAAGCAGTAAAAGGTCTCCATATTTCATAATGACTACCTATTTTACCTACTTCAACTGTCAGAGCTGTATTAAGCATCAATATACCTTGGTTTGACCATCTTTTTAAATCAGGATCTTGTCCTGTTGGAAAACCTTGATGTACTGTACGTTCAATTTCTTCAAATATAAACTTAAGACTTGGTTGTAGTTTGTGTGTGTTACTACAACTAAATGATATACCATCTGCTACTCCTAATGTAGGGTAAGGATCTTGTCCAATTATGACAACCTTAAGTTTATCATAAGGACATTCTTCAAATGCTCTAAACACTTGTTTTAACGGAGGAGTAAACCTTTTATCACTTACACTTTGCCTATATAATTCACTGAGAATATCAGTAAACTCTGAGCTAAATATAAAAGATTTAAAAATTCTACCCCAACCACTAGGTTCAAGTTTATCAAACATTTTTTGTTTAATTTCTTCAATTTCGGGTTCTGTTTTCATTTTTTTTCTATTTTTGATAAAAATTAACAACATGATCAAAGCAAAAGAACTTAAGGATGATGCAATACTTGATGTAAAAGTCAACAAGAGTTATTACATGATGGCAAAAGCAGCATCATTTGCAATCCTTAAAAGTATGAACGTACCTGAAAAAGGTGATGAATACTTAAAAGATGTCATGACTAAAAAGTATGAAGAATTAGATGAAATGCAAAGAGCATTTTATACTATTGTTCTTCTTCTTGCTGAAGTAGAAAGACAAGCTACTCAACTTAATATGTTTACAGAAAAGGATATTTTAGAACCTGGGGATGAGGGTTATGTAGCACCTACCCAAGATTAATATTATAATTTTCTCTTCCTATCTGTATACAAGCTTCAATAGCTAACATCAATTCATCTTTACTGCAGTCTGCAAAAGATTTATCAGTAATACCTGATGCATCTTTCACCACTAGTTTCATTTCATCAAAAGTGTACCCTGATTCTTTTGCTAATTCTCTAATACAAGCATGTACTTTTGCAAGTTGTGCTTTACTATGATCTGCACTAGCCAGATCTAAATACATATCTACAACTTGTCCTTCAGAAATTCTATCTACAAAAATTTCATAAGCTAGTTTATCCTGTGGACTATTGAAGATTAGTTTTCCATTTTTTTTAATAAACTTACCACTAAACATACTAACAAGTTATATTACCTATGATTTCTAAAAACTGATCATAATGAACTCTCTCTGTAATATTTAATGCAGGTATTTCAAATGATTTAAGTGACCATTTATCATCAACAACATCAATATTGTCTGTACTATGTAAAAGTACACCTGAGCATAGTTCTTTTTGGTAGTAATAATAATCATATCCATTTTGACTTTCGTCATTTGTTATCTCTACTTTCTCAAAGCCAAGATCAACTAGTTCATTTTCTGTCATATACAATTAATTAAAATAAACCTCGGCCACAGTGTACCATGGCTTTAATTCTTTCTTTTTCTAACCATTGTAGAAATTTAAATAACTTCACCATGACTATACTTTTTAAGTAAATACTCTTGCCATATTTCTTGTTTTCTTCCATTGATGAAGAACCAACCCCAGTTGAGTTCAAACCATCTATTTAATCTTTTCATCTTTACATGTTTTTCATAAATAATTCAGGATTAACTATGTCTCTTACATAATTAATGTCTTTGTACTTTTCATTGTCAAGAGTCCATAATCCTAGATCTTCTATTCTCTTATTTCTAAGAGTAAGTATAGAGTATCCAGTAAGATGAGCATTATCATCATCTTGACTAATCAACATCCCAAGCATATTTTGCTTCTCTACTTCAGTAACATGACCTGTTTTAACAAGTAAGTTTAACTCTGATAGAAAAATAAAAGGTCTGAACTCTCCTTTTTTGTTACCTGATGCATACATATACCATAAGTATCCTATGTTGCTATCTTCTGGTCTTGCAATATCCCAATGTTCTTTGCAAATATCTACAATCAAATTCTTTAGTTTTTGATCTTTAAAGTTAAAATGTCTATTCATAACTAAAATATATATCTGATTTTATTCCATGGATTTTCTGGTAACTTTCTCAACCACCATCTTATTCTGATTCAAAGGTTAATCCAATCTTTGTACATTTCACTTTCTCTATGTGCCCTAACCATATTAGTTTTACCACATCTGCATTGTGTTATTAGAAAATTTGTATTATTTTCCATAGGAATGTCGTACAATTTATTTTTAAATTTGCACTTATGAAAACGATACATAACAGCATATAACCAAGTTTTTTTTCCCATCTTATTCTGATTTAAAGGTTATAGCCTGTTTTACAATTTTACCTAACATAGGTTTAACTATATTATAGACTTCATAAGTTTCTTCTTCGGCCCAGGTAATAATATCTTCTTCTCTATTTTCTACTAAATAACCATGCATCCATAAAGAATGATGCATCATCTCATGCATAATAAGTCCTGTAGTTCTTACAGGATCAGTACATCTAGAGAGATTAATAAATATAAATCTATCATCATTTGATATGTACTCCTCTGATGCTTTAGGAACAAAATTGCTCCAACCTGCTATGTATG